ATCAACAGCGTAACAAACGACGGCTGTATCACCAACCATAGCGGGATCAAGACCACAAATAAAAGAAAAGCCGTTAACATCACGCGGATGGCCTGGGTTACCAGGAACCAAGCGACCTGCTTTACGCATACCATCTATAGAACCTCGCACACATACCGGATCAAAGATGGCATCATCTGAGATATCTTGTTGTTGATAGACCAAAGCCCAGGTACTTGCATCCATAGCTTGGCGTTCATTGTAAAGGTTGCGACCATTCCATCTAGGGTAGAGGCCGTCTTCGTTCTTGTCAGATTCCATCTGACCATCGAAGGGAGCATCACTAGCTGGCCACAGAGTTTCCCATTTCTCAGGGTCTTCGTGCGTGGTTAAAAGTGCTGGCATAGCCAAGTACTTCCACGGGACCAGTCCACCTGGGTAGCGGTCTTCGTTACGTAGCTCGCGGTATAGGTCCATAGCTGAAACACGCGTACCAATAACTACAAGTTTACCCGTAGGGTTCAAACGAGAGCGTACGTCCTGGGTCAACCAGCGAATCTGCTTTTCAAACTCGTTGGCGTTCTTTAAGGTAACAGCGTCATCTACGATAATCATATCTGCACGCTTACCGTAGATCTGACCACCGATACCAATGGCTTCGATGTTTGGATCTTTTTCACTAGACTCACGTAGCTCGGAACCAAAGGTGACGCGGGTTGCCTGCCAAGAAGCGGACTTAGAGTTAAACCCTACGCCAGCAGCGTAAGCCTGTTGGAGTGATTCATACATCGGATGAGTCAGGCGTTGCTTGATGGCGTAGAGAAAGTCGGCAGCTAACTGCTGGGTCTGGGAAACAATCAAAACTCTAAAGTTGGGGTTACGTACTACCTGCCAAGTTACATAGTCAACCGTGATCGTAATGGACTTGGCGTGGTTGGGCGGGATGTTCAAAAGAATACGGTTTGCAGCTAGCCCTGGCTCATACTTCATAGAAGGGTGTAGCCAACCAGGTTCGCGGCCTTCAATCATATCTACCAGATTTTGCTGGTGTGGAAAGGTCTTAGAGTGTAGGAACTTTTCGCGGAACTCGGCAAAGGTTAAGTCGTGGACATCACCTGCTGCAAAGGACTTGTCCTTCAGGCCTAGCCGTGTTCGGTCAACCTTGTCTGTAAAAACCTTATCGGTACGTCGGTAGTACTCGTAAGTCTTAATGGATTTGCCAGCGGAGGCACAAGCCTGCTCGATGGTCATACCCTCTGCTACACAGCCAAGGATGATTCTCTTGGCGATGTCGGCACTATTGTCAGCCACGTGATCTCCTAAAATTTATTGGGGACGGGCCGGAATCGGATCTTCTTTATACTAGGCGAGGAAGGTTTCATCTACCAGTAGATAGACCTATCCCCACTAAAAGTACTGGGCAGGTCGGGCTTAACGCCCGAAGGAGCTACAGCGAACTGAGGGGTAAGACTGAACTCGGCCTAGGGGCCTCGCTAGAGGCCAACCGCCTTCTGCTCAGGGCTTTTCCTATTAAAACCCCTTACTATATATAAGGCAGGAAATTTAACGCATTTCCCGTTTTACAGATGTGACCTTCATCACAGTATATAAAACCGCAGGTCAGAGACTAGATCCAGCTTTCACTTTAGCAAATATTTTTTGTTGGGGAGTATACACCTAAGCCCGCGCCAATTCAACAAGGGGGGGTGACTGGTCTGACCGTTTGCGCTTGTTTTGCCTGACCGGTCTGACCTGTGGATAAAGCTGTGGATAACTTCTCAGCAAAAATGGTGGGGCTACCTACCGCCTCGGCTACCCTAACCCTTAACCCTTGCAGCTGTTAAGTAACCGCCTAACCTTGCAGCTGCCTACCCTTGCAGCTGGTAACCGCTAGACCTAACCGATACCGGCGCAGCTCTTACCCGTGACTTAATCGCCTAGCCTTGTCCCTTGTCCTACTAGATCCGCTCACTACCTAACCCGCTAACCCTTAGACATAACCGCGCCTAATGTCTAGGGTGTTGCGAGCTGCGACACGGTGAAAGATTATCCGATTAGGTGTTGCATTTATGGGGCATAGTACGGCACAATAGACCCGTGAGTATCACTTACCTAACAAGCTCACAAAAGGATCACTCAATGAACATCACCGATATCTATGTAAAGCCAATTGAGATCTACGCTAACAAGCTAGACATTGCACTATTAAAGACCGCACTAAATGATCTAATGGAAAAAACAGTGAGCAGCAATGACTTTTACGAGGTAACAAACAACATAGCTAACCTACTCACACAACTAAACGAGATCGGAGAATAAGTAAATGACTAACACACAAGAGACAAAAGGAAAGCTCTCTTTCCCTTGCAGCTGCAATGGCTGCCGTAACTATCCAACACGCCCCGCCGAGATCTGGCACGAGAGCCAGATAGCAAGCAAGGCGCAAGGCTACTTTTTTACCCGTGAGACTATGCGCTTTTTTAATTCACGAATTGCAGACTTTAAGCCCGTGGGAATTAGCCCGCGAGGCGTTGATAGCCTTATGGTTATCGTATCGAATAAGCGCGACAATGATCCACGATACTACGAGATAGTAACCCTATGCCCTTACGGCGAACTAGCTCGTGAGTGGGCTACCGATAGCACCGGCGCACCGATTACCCAATACGAGACACTCAACAAGGCGCGAAAGAGTGCGCGGTGGAATTGCACTATCGCCCCGCAGCTATGCGACTGTCACGGCTGCCAACTAGACAAGGCGGGGCGATAATGGATAAGTGTCTATGGTGTGACAATATGGCAAGAGTGACAGTATCGGGCGGATATGTACCGCGATACTTATGCGCCTTTCACGCTAGCGAGCTATGCGAGAGTATAGGCGACAAGGCGGGCGCGATTAAGTTCGCGCAGCTTATGGCGGGCGATAGGGTGAGCGCGTGAGAGGGCTAACCCCTCGCGGGTGGCTTGTGCTAGGCGTGGCGATAGGGCTAGCGGTGTGGGGCTTGTGGGAGGTAGCGGCGCATCTGTTTTGGAATGGTAGCGGGTGGGAATGGTGCGAGGATCTCGCAGCGTGCGATCTTTAGTTGGTGACTATCGTCCACGGGCTTACCCGTGGGCGGTGGCCGGTAACTAGGCCGGAAAGGAAAGGGTTAAATTATGAGCAGACAAAAAACACGCGTTAAGCTCGTGGACATTGAGACACGCGAGGTAGTGGGCGAGGGTGATCTCACCCCCGCAGCGGTTAAGCGCTTGATAAAGCTTTATCAGGTGCACGGCTATTATGTCGAGGCGGTGGCATAAATGACCGTAGAAAAGATCGGACATAGTGGGGCGTGGAAGATCACGGGCGTATTGGAGGGAGAAAGCGATCACCACTTTCTCACCCGTGTTTATTATGGATACACCAAACGACAAGCCATACGCCTATGGCGTGAACAGGTGCGAGAGGTGGCTAATCAATGAGCTATAAATACACGCTAGCGGAGGCGGGCAAGATGACTAATCAAGAGCTACTTAATGCACTATTAGCGCGAGAGGTAGCACCGCGCACAATAGTAGGCACGGGCTACATCAATGCCCGACAGGTAGCTATCGAATACCTACAAGGCGAGATCGAGAAAGAGGGAGAGGGTAAGTAATGGAATTTAAGACACTACAAGAGGCTATTGACTCCATTGGTTATGGCTTATGTTCACTATGTCAAGCAGAACACGAATTTCCAGATGTTAAATGCGATCTAATGGACGGGAAAGAGGGAAAGTAAATGAAAGTAAGTGAATTGATAGAGCAGCTAAAGAGTTACAAGCCTGATGATGAGTTGCTTGTTGCCTATTGGGACAAGGAATTCGTAGAGACGGCACTAGAGGAAAAGCTAGAGGGCAAGCCCTACCCTGTTGAGGCGTGGGAAGATGCTATCCGCAGAGCAGAAAAGGCTGAATTTTGGCAGAGCTGCGGATCTGATGAGATAACAGAGCAAGCAGACGAGGCACTAAAAGACTACAAGGAGGAAAGTAAATGATCGAACACACTTTCGTAATTAAGTACACTAGTGAGGGAGGCTGGGAGTGGGATACCGATACCGAGGCAGCTCACTTTACTGACGGCACTATCTATGACACCGAGGCGGGAGAGTGGCAACCTGCTCACTTAGGCGAGGGAGAGTATATAGACAATGATGATGAGATAGGCGAGCAGCTAGTGTCTATCTTGGCGATAGCTAATGATGCAAAGGGGATAGCGTAATGGATAAGTGTAAATTCTGCGGGTTACGCGGGCTAGTACTGTCCACAATTAACGCAGACTATTCTTGCGAGCACTGCGGAGAGTGGCAACAGGCTAGGTTAAATAGCGCGTGGGAGGTAGTGGGCTATGAAAGATAGATACCTAGTAACACTAGAGATAGAAACCTATGACGGAGATCCTAAAAGCTGGAATTGGGACTATATCTTTACGGGTGAGGACGACATCAAGGTAATCGAAACACAATGGAAGGGTAGAGTACTACCCACAAGCGAGGGAGAGAGTAATGAGTGAGTCAATTAGTTGGTCAGAACTAGCAGAACTAACGCACGCCACACAGGTAGAGCACTTTAATTTCTGCTCTTGTGAGGACTTAGATCCACACGAACACCCATACGCAGACTGTCCAAAAGGAGAAGGTAATGAATAGTAGTTGCGTACAAGATAGACATAATCTATGCGGGGACACAATGCAGGACACCTATGCCTGCTCTTGCCCTTGCCATTTAGGAGGAGAGAGTAATGAATAAGTGGACAGTATGGGTAGGAGCGTATGAAGTTAATTGGCAACACTACGCGTACAAGATAGATGCTGAGCGTGTAGCTGAGTTTTACCGCGAGGTCAAAGGTTATGATGATGTAGTAATAAAGGAGGTAGCGTAATGAATAAGTGGGAGCTGAAAGAGGATAGTGAAGTATCGTGGTGGCATTGTGGGCGTGCGGGCTATTGGGAAGGGCAAGAGGTCTATTGTTCCAAGTGTCAGACTAAACTAGAGGAGGTAGCGTAATGAATAGAGAATACTTAGAGGCTAAGGTAGACCTATGCCTTAATCAAGCTGAGATAGATCTGCAACAGAAGGAGATAGCCAGAGCTATCGCTAACCTACGCAGGGCTAACTCAGCCCTGACTCAACTATTCGGGTTCGAGGAGGAGGAGAATGAGTAACTACATAGCAGAACAGGTTGCTGCAATGAAAAGAAAACTAGAGAAAGAGGCAAGCAACATCTACACCATACACCCGCGCAAGTCTGAACTGATCCTATTCTATGAAGTAGTCACGCCAGAGGGAGAGAACGAGTGGGGCGGAGCTAACGCTGAGCACTGTATCCAATGGCTAAGCCTTGCACCTAGTGGCAGTAGAGTGCTGGTATCTGCGTGGGATAGTGATGAAGAGGACGCGCACCTAGTAGGGCAGACACTCGACATCACCGAGATAGTAAGGGCAGCGAGCTTATGAGCTACTGGTTAGGGATAGCGGTGATAATGGTGATAGTCTATGTGCTTATAGTGTGGGAGGATAAGATCAATGGAGAGTAGACAGGTAAGCGGGAAACAATCTATCCACTACCGTAATTATAGACGGGCAAGAGACAAGGCACTCGTGCGCCTAGCGCACTTATACCCAGAGACATACAAGCAGCTGCTTGATGAACAAAGGAGTTTTGATGAGCAAGAGGGCAAGACTTGGATCATTGATAGTAATAGTAGGCTTACTGTGGGTATTCATACCAGAGCGAACGCAGTCCCCGAAGTTGCCGGACGTACCGATTATGAAGGAGCGGACGAAGGCTACGATGGAGGAGAAGCGTGAGAACAAAGCACTTGCAGTTAGTTTCCTCAGAGCACTCGGTTACAACGCACAACAGAGAGAGTGTGCGGTCACACTTTGGACCCGTGAATCCCGCTTCGACCACCTTGCTCGCCCAAGAGACTCTTCGGGTAAACCAATTAGCTCAGCTTTCGGAATTGCTCAGCTCCTTAGAGAGCGTAGTGGAGAGCCTGAACTACAAATCCTTCACGCTGTACGATACACTCAACACCGCTATCGAGGCAGTTTCTGCAGTGCTCTCCGACACTCAGATCGAGTCGGTTGGTACTAAGAATTGTTAGGTTTCTAACCCTTTCCTAGCAAACAAAAAGCCCTCGCCGTAAATGGCGGGGGCTTCTTGCTAGCACTCTACAAGCGGTCGCTTGCCGAGA